TGTATGGCAGTTGCCTCACACCTATACAGAGGCTGGCGTTGCCAACCTTTGGAATGGTGAAATCGGTATCTTCGACCAAGTTCGTTATATCGAATCTCCACGCTGCGAGTCAGTATCTGGCTCAGGCACTTCAAAGGTATACGCAACTGTTCTTCTCGGAAAGCAGGCTCTTCTTGAGGCTGTTTCTTACGAGCCAAAGACAGTTATCGGTCCTGTAACAGATAAGTTGATGCGTTTCCGTCCTGCTGGATGGAAGGGTCTACTCGGATGGAACATCTTCCGCAAGGAAGCACGTTACGTCATTCAGACCAAATCAAGCATCGCATCTGCGTAGTTTACAAAGTAAGAGGGGTGGGCAACCACCCCTCTTCACATAAGGAGAGTAATGGCTAAAAAGAAAAAAGCTGAAATATTACCGCTAGATTTTTTTACGCCACTTCAAGAATATGCACATCAAGCACATGAGTTATATAACTCGTTTGCTCAGGCAGGATTTACAGAAGGTGAAGCGTGGGAATTGATGGTTCGTCACCTTCCTGATTGGGAATTAGACGCACCAGAATATACAGACAAGGAAGAGGAATAATGCCAAAGGTTGGAAAGAAGCACTTCGCATATACCGCTAAAGGTATGGCTATGGCTAAGGCTGAAGCAAAAAAGACTGGCAATAAATTATCAGTAATAAAACCTTTACCGCGAACAACAACAGGAACAAAAGGTAATGGTATATCTCCTTTGCCAAGAAAGATAACAAAGAAAAAAACTAAACTTTTACCAATAAAAGGAAATCGTTAGTAATGTCATCGGGTCAATATAAACCAAGTTATGGTTTCAACCCGATACAGATTAAAGACGGAATGATAGTTCATCTTCGTAAAGATGGTCGAGTCCAATCCGTATTAGGTAAAGTCGGAGAGTATAAAAAGAATGACAAAACAAGACCCCAGAATTAAAAGAGCTGGAGTATCTGGTTTCAATAGACCAAAGGCTACTCCTACTCACCCAAAGAAATCTCATGTCGTCGTGGCAAAAGTTGGGTCAACTGTTAAAACAATTAGATTTGGCGAGCAGGGAGCAAGAACTGCTGGCGCACCAAAACCTGGTGAGTCAACTACCATGGCTAAGAAACGTAAAAGTTTCAAAGCTCGTCATGCAAAAAATATAGCAAAAGGAAAACTAAGCGCTGCATATTGGGCGGATAAGGAAAAATGGTAATGAAATCATTTGATAGAGTAAAGGCAGCCAAGGCTGCAAAGAAGAAAGCACCAGCAAAACTTAAAGTAAGTCAAGCTACAATCGATAAGATTAAGGCTAGAGGAATGACAGCTTCACTTAAGAAAGCTCAGACATCTACCAATGCTGAGTACCAAGAAGCAATTAAGCGTATGTATGGAACACGTCGCGCTACTGCAGCTAAAGGTCAGGGAGCAGATGCTCGCATTGCTAAGCCAAGCTTGGCACAGCCAAAGAAGCCACGTGGTGGTAGTGGCGGAAGAATGCAGTATAAATAACTAATGGCAAAAATTTTCCGCGGTCCAACAATGACAATTAAGCTTGGTCGTCAATACGACCTATGGTTTGTTTCGTATGGCTGGGGAAAAACAGTTGTCAAAAGTAACGGAACTTGGTCAACTATAGTTTCCCCGCAAGACAGCAGTCTTGCTACTTATGACAGAGTTCTTCGTGGTGGATACGAAAACCCCATTACAGACGCAGAGGCAGCGGAGTTAACCGCTGCAGGATACGGTGAGTATATTGTCGAAGTGTAGGACTGGATGCCCGAACCAAAACCATGAGTCTTGGGGTGACTGCCTTCGTGCAGCCAATCTTAGTATTGCTAATTTAACCGTGTTAGCTGATATTAAAAATACCGATAAGGAATTAAGTGCTTATCGTGACGCTCGTAAACAAGGCATCCAGCCTGCATCGACAAAGATGAAAGACATTCAAAAAGCGGTCAGAGCATCTGACCTTATTGGAAGGGCAGCGCAAGCATAATGGCAACACTAAACCAGCTGACCGAACAGACCCTTGGTGAAGTTAATTCTTACGTCAAGAATCAAGAATCCGTTACGGTTATTACCAGCGCCACAACTGCTGGCGACGCAACCATGTTGGTTGATGATGCTACTGCGCTGAGCAAGGGCATCGTTGAGATAGATGATGAACTAATCTACTTAAAGAAGATTATCCCAACCAGCGGTTCTATCCAAGTTCTTGGAACTACTGGCAATGTTATTGGTCGTGGCTGGCGTGGCACTACGGCAACAAGCCATGTGGTTGGTTCGGTTGTAAGAAACAACCCAATCTTTCCTCGCAATCAAGTTAAGCGAGCGATTAACGAAACTATTAAAGCAATGAACTTCCCAGTTATTACATACCATACATTTACTTTTAATGGCTCTGACTATTCATACATACTGCCAGATGCTTTAGAAGATGTTGTTGGTATCTCATGGGATGTCCCAGACTCAACAGGCGTATGGCAAATTATTAAAAACTATCGAGTCGATAAGAATTATTATGACACCACTACTTCAACAATCAAGCAAGCTTTGATTCTAAAAGAATCACCAATGCCTGGTCGTACAGTCAATGTTCAATATACAAAGTTCCCAACGGTCATTACAGATAGCCAAGAGTTAACTGTTAGTGGTCTTCCAGCATCTTGCGAAGATGTCGTTCGCTTTGGTGCTATGTATCGCCTACTTACAACAGTAGACCCTGGAAAGGTTACGGCAACTACAGTATCTGCAGATGCCCTCGACCAACCAGTTCAAGCTGGTGCTTCTACCAATGCTGCAAAGTATTTGTTCCAGCTTTACACCGTTCGTTTGGCAGAAGAAATCGCTAAGCAACAAGCCAACTTCCTAAACACAATACAGTATACGAGGTAATACATGCCAACAATTGCACGTTATTATAGCTCAACCGCTGCTAAGACAACACTGTCTAGCGCTATTGACGCTAGCACGACAAGCACAAGCTTGTCGCTGGCTGCTGCTTCTGGTTTACCATCGCAGTATCCATTCACACTTATTCTTGAAAAGGATACCGCTAACGAAGAAATCGTAACGGTAACCGCCCTCGTTGGTACTGCATATACGGTAACTCGTGGCGTTGATGGCACAAGCTCCAAGGCACACTCAGTTGGCGCAATTGTAGAACACGGTGTTTCTGCATTGGACTTCTCTGACTTCCGTTCTCATGAAGCAGCAACCTCTGCTCACGGAGTAACTGGAGATATTGTAGGAACTGGCGGAGCACAGACCCTGGCTTCTAAAACTCTTACATCACCAACAGTTAACACACCAACTATTGCTGGTGCAACAATCAGCGGTACATTTACATCTACTGCCACAATTACTGGTGGTACATACTCCACAGCAACTTTAGGTTCTGACTTATCTGCTGGTGGATTTAAGATTACAAACCTTGCTACACCGACATCATCTAGCGATGCTGTTCGTAAAGACTTTGCTGACGCTCAAGTAGCAGCTGCTGCAACATCGGCTACCTCTGCTTCTAACAGTGCTACAGCAGCAGCAACCAGCGCTACCTCGGCTGCAAACTCCGCTAACGCTGCAGCAGCATCTGTAGCAACCATTGCTTCATATGCAACAGCAGCTGCCACCTCAGCAGCAAGTGCTTTAACTTCTCAAACTGCAGCTGCCAGCTCTGCTACCGCAGCATCAACGTCAGCAGCGTCTGCTCTTGCATCCCAATCTGCAGCAGCTACATCTGCAACGTCAGCATCTAACTCAGCAACTGCAGCAGCAACCAGTGCATCATCTGCTTTAACTAGCCAAACCTCAGCTGCTACTTCGGCAACGTCTGCTGCAGCAAGCGCTACCGCTGCTGCTACCTCTGCAACTTCTGCAGCCAATAGTGCAACTACTGCTGCTGCTTCTGTGGCTGCTATTCAGACATCCGCAACCAGTGCAGAAAACTCAGCTACCGCTGCTGCAACAAGCGCAAGCTCTGCTGCAACATCGGCATCTAGTGCATTAACATCACAGACATCTGCTGCGACCAGCGCTACAAGCGCTGCCAATAGTGCAACCGCTGCAGCAACAAGTGCTACATCGGCTGCGTCATCTGCAACATTAGCAAACGATTGGGCAACACTTACTTCTGGACCAGTAGCTGGTGGAGAATACTCTGCTAAGTATCATGCTCAGGCTGCAGCAACTAGCGCAACCTCTGCATCTACAAGTGCAACATCAGCACAGACCTCTGCCTCATCTGCAGCGACATCTGCATCTTCGGCTGCTACCTCAGCAAGTTCGGCACAGACTTCTGCTACTAGCGCAGCAACCGTTTATGACCAATTTGATGACAGATACCTTGGGTCTAAGACAACTCCACCAACGCTAGACAATGATGGTAATGCATTGCTTACTGGTGCGTTGTACTTCAACTCATCAACTGGTGAGATGTCAGTATGGACTGGTTCTGCCTGGGCTGCAATCAACTCAGCTAGCGCTTACTCAGCACCAACACTTGGTTCAACACTTATAGCTTCTGGTACAACAGTTACGACAATCAACGGATTGACCAAACTCGTATCAGCAACATATGCATCTCTTGATTCTGACTCCAAAGAAATAGACATAACGCTCATGAACATCATGGGCGCGTATTAAGAAAGGTAGTAACTAATGGCTACGACAACTAAAGTGCTGGCTAGAACCGCAGCAGCGACATCTAGCGCAACACTATACACAGCTCCTAATACGAGCACTCTGGCAGTGGTGACTAATATTGTCATTGCCAATGCTGCAACTTCTCAATCAACTGCAACTATTGCAATCGATGGCGTAGTAGTTGTACCGACAATCAAAGTAGATGCCAACTCGGTAGTTGGGTTTGACATGAAGCAGGTTCTTCCTGCTAACGCAACACCTAAAACAATTACTGGATTTGCGTCAACCACTGCAGTCAATTTCCATATTAGCGGAGTGGAGATTAACTAATGACATTTCAACAATATCCTTTTAAGGGTGGTGTGCCAACTGGTAATACTGCCAATAGACCAAGCAGTGCTGCAACTGGGGATGTTTATTACAATGGGCAATTAGGTCTTCTTGAAATTTACAATGGAACAGATTGGGTTCCATGCTCAGCGCCTGCTGGCATTCCAACAGTTGTAGGAACAGATGTCGGAACATCAAGGGCATATGGAAGCGGAGCAATAAGTTTTTCATTTACCGCTGGAACTAACGGTGGTTCGCCTTATGGATATACAGGAACCGCAACTAGTGGCGCAAATACTTATACAACAACGGCAACCACATCGGCAAACCCAACATTAACGGTTGGAAATAATGGAACTTATTCGATATCTGGAACTGCATACAATGGTTTTGGAACCAGTCCAGCTTCTGTTCCTACAACTGTTGACGTTACTACAGTTCCACAAGCTCCAACCGCAAGCACGTCAACACCACAAACAACTACAGACGTAGTTGTAACGTGGACATTTGGAAATAACGGTGGAAAAAATCTTACTAGTATTACAATCACACCATACATTGGAGCTACTGCTCAAACAGCAGTAACTGCTGCCACAACAACTTCAACATCGCATACATTTACCAGCTTAACACAGGGAACTACTTATACATTTAAGGTAAAAGTTGCTAACGCAAATGGCGATAGCTTAGAATCAACAACTGGCTCAGTAACCGTTCCTGCTACTAGAAGTATTGACTATCTTATTGTTGCTGGTGGCGGTGGCGGTGGAGGCAAAACCGTAGGTGGTGGTGGAGGAGCTGGTGGTATGAAAACTGCTTCTTCTGTAACTGTCATCCAAGGAGCAACTATTACTGCAACCGTAGGTGCTGGTGGTAAAGGCTCCGATGACTCCTCTCGTTCAGCTCAAGGAGTTGCTTCATCTGCTATCGGCGCTGGAATGAATGTTTCCACAACTGGTGGTGGTGAAGGCGGTAACTATGCTGGTGGAAGTTATGGCAGTTTCACAACTGGCGGTAATGGTGGCTCTGGTGGTGGCGGTGGAGATACAAGTAGAGCTGGCGGAACTGGTGTTTCTGGAGAAGGTAATAACGGAGGGTCATCAGGAGGTCAATGGTCTGGCGGAGGTGGCGGTGGTAAAGGAGCTGCTGGAGCCAATGGTGGTGGCGGTAGTGACGGAGGTGACGGTGGAGCAGGTTCAGCATCATCCATTACTGGTTCATCTGTAACTTATGCAGGTGGTGGTGGTGGTTGTTCTGACTCAGGCAGTGCTGCTCCAGGAGGTTCTGGCGGTGGCGGTAACGGCGGTGTTGGTACTGCCACCGCAGCAACTTCTGGAACTGCAAATCTTGGTGGCGGTGGCGGTGGCGCAAGAGATGCTGGAAATGCTAATGGCGGTTCTGGTGGCTCTGGTGTAGTCATACTTAGTATGCCAAACCAAGCTACATCTACTACTGGCTCACCAACATATACGACATCTGGCGGTAGACATATTTACAAGTTTACTGGTACTGGAACCCTAGTGGTTGGATAAGGATAAATCATGGCACATTTTGCAGAATTAAATGAAAATAATATAGTAACTGCTGTATATGTTGTTGCTAATGAAGAACTATTAGATAATGGTATTGAATCAGAACAAAAAGGAATAGATTTTCTTAAAAATGTTTTCAATAATCCAGATGGAAAATATGTTCAAACTTCATACAACAATAAATTTAGAAATGTCTATGCTTCTATTGGCTCTTACTATAATGAAGTGAGAGATATTTTTATCCCATTAAAGCCATATGCTTCTTGGGTTTGGGACGAACAACAAGTAAAATGGATAGCTCCAGTTCCTAAACCAAAAGTTGCCGATAATGTTCATCTTATATGGGATGAAATGACCCAATCATGGTTTCAAAGAATAATGGAAACTACCGCATAATAAGGAGAAATAAATGAATGAAAAAACTTTTGCAGCTATTAAAAGCTACGTGCGCCATTTTATTGGCGCTTGCCTTGCTGCCTTTACTGCTACTGGTGGGGATATCTTCACTCTTGACGCAGCGGGAGCAAAGGCTATCTTCACAGCAGGAGTCGTGGCAGTGTTGCCCGTCGTGCTCCGTGCTTTAGATACATCAGATTCAGCGTTCGGTAAGACAGAATAATGAGCACCAACGAATGGGCTGGTATCGCGGTAGCGGTTACCACAATAGTCGCCAGCTTTGCTGGCTCAGTTCGTTGGTTAGTCAAGCACTACCTTGCTGAACTTAAGCCAAATTCTGGCACAAGCCTCCGTGACTCTGTCGATAGATTAGAGAAGCGCGTTGACAGTTTATTTGAACTATTAGCAGGAAAGTGAAATGAATGAAACCAACTGTAGCCAAGAAAGCCACACCTGCTGCCATTGCTGTGCTCCGTCAAGCGACGGCATTAAAACCGAAACGCAAGAAAGCAAGCGATGGTCTTCTACCATCTGCAGCTCATCTAGCTGCCAGTCCTACGAGCGACCACAATACTGGGTATGCAGTTGATTTAACTCACGACCCTGATAGCGGGGTCGATTGTAGTGACATATTCGAAAAACTTAAAGAAGATAAGCGAGTTAAGTACCTTATTTTCAACAAGAAGATTTGGTCAAAAGACAAAGCTCGTCTTGGAAATCGCGCTTATACTGGTAGCAACCCGCACACAAAACATCTACACATTTCTATTAACGATGGTCATGGTGACGATACTAGTCCTTGGTTCTGGTGGATGAATCAGCCTAAGTTGGTTAACCAAATTAAAGCTGTAATAAAACCATTGCCAGATAAAAAACCTGCAGTAGTTATCAAACCACACCATCATTGCTGCTGTCCAGAATGTCCAACTAATAAGAAGTAGAGGTAAATCGTGGCAACTAGCAACAAGGACCTTGTTGGCGACCTACCGATTATTCTTAGCCAAGCAATCCCAACAGCGCTTGTTAAA